CTCTCGGCTTTCGTGAAAGAGAATCCGGAGTTTTTGCCAGCCCGGATCGCGGGAGGAACCGGGATGACGGGGAATCTCAAGGCGCCAAAGGCGGGAAACGAGTCGGTAAATATCGATCGGATCCGCCCCGGCATGAACGCGGAAGAGATGCAGCGGGTACGAGAAGAAATCGTGCGCGTGGCGTCGCAGTCCCTACGGGGACTCTAGAGAACAGCCGGCCGGAAGGCCGCAAGAGGATAGGAATAAGGAGAACGAATGGGAGCAATTACTTCAGCTAATGTCGCGACTGCGATCGTCAAGCTGGTAGCGGCGGAGGCTTTGCCGGTGCTGGTGGGGAACCTGGTGATGGGGAACCTGGTGAATCGCGATTACGAGCCGGTACTGGCGCACTCCGGCGACACCATTAATGTACCGATTCCGCCGTTGATGCAGGCGAACAACCTCAACGACGTCGGAACGACTGGGATTGGTACGGTCACGCTGCAGAATCCGAGCGTGGGGAACGCGCAGATCGTGCTCAACACGCACGCGGAATCGACGTTCCAGATTCCGGACGTCATGAAAGTGTTGGCGGTGCCGGACCTGTTGAAGATCTACCTGCAGCCGGCGGTGGCCGCGATCGCGCAGAAGGTGGAAAACGATCTTCTGAATCTATACGGGGGATTCACGTTCAATGCGCCGGTGGGCACGGCGGGAACGGCAATTACGGAAGCCACGGTGGACTCCGCTGAAACGGCGCTCTTCCTGGCGAAGATACCGCCAGCGGAACCGAAGTTCATCGTGGTGGACGCAGCGTCCTATTCGGCGTGGCGGCAGATTCCGCGATTCAGCGAGTTTCAGACAGCCGGCGATGCCGGACTGCAAGCGCTGATAGACGGCACGATCGGGAAAGTGAAGGACTTCTACGTATTCCGGTCGCAGTTCGTTCAGAAGACGGGAACGGGCACGGTGAATACGCACAACCTGGCGTTCACCAAGGACGCCATCGGCCTGGTGGTGCGGCGGCTGCCGCAACCGCTGCCGGGGACCGGCGCGATCGCGGAGTACGCCGAGATGGGGAACTTCGGGATGCGGGTGGTGATGAGCTACCAGCCGAATACGCTGGCGCAGCAGTTCACCGTGGACGTGCTGTACGGCTGCGGGATTCTGCGGAACGCGGCGGGCGTGCAGGTGAACACTTAGGGCGGGATCTCTCAAACGGGGACTCAGCGGACGGAGCGAAAACCGGGGGACAGACGGCTCTGTCCACGCGGCGCAGCGGCGGTTTTCGGGTTTTTCGAGCGTCGTGCGCGCCTTGGGGCAGGGTCGTCAGTCCCCAGGTTTTCGCGGATTTGAGTAAGGACAGAACGGAGGAACGGAATGGATTTGAGGGCGTATTACCAGAAGATTCGAGAGACGACGGCGAGCTTCCAGGAAGATGACGTGGTGGTGGTTAGCCGGGAGACTGGGGACGGGGGCAAGGCAGGGGTCTGTACCGAAGTACCCAAAGCGGTAGCCGCGAAGATGATAGTTGACGGGGCCGCAGCGGAGGCATCGAGCGAAGCCGCCGATGCTTTCCGGCAGGCGCATGCGGAGGCGAGAGAGCGGGCAGAACAGGAAATGGCAGCCGCGAGAGTACCGTTGTCGCTGGTTTCGACCGCGGAACTGAAGCGGCTGCGAGGGGCGCGCGACCGGGACTAAGCATATGGCTCTGTTCACTGACGGTCCTCCTTCGACGATCGAAGAACTGGCGGCGCTGGATTCGCAACTCCTCAACGTGGCTCACGTAGAGGGGATCGATGTGACGCAGAAACTGATTCTGGCACAAACCGAACTGAGCCTCGAACTCTTCTCGCTATTGACGGATAACTCATATTACGGTCAGTGGCTGTGGGTGATGACGCCCAGGCCAAAGCTGGATACGGTAGTGGTAACCCCTCCCCTTAAGCTCTGGCACAGCTACCGGACGCTGGAAATGGTATACAGCGATGCGTACAATAGCCAGCTCAACGACCGGTATGCCGGAAAGCGAGATCAGTTTCACGAGATGGCCAAGCGGGCACACGAGAAGCTGAGGGAGATGGGACTGGGTGTCGCACTGGCGCCAGTGCCGGGGGCGGCTCCACCGACGGTTGTGACAGTGCAGCCGGCTTCAGGCAGCAACCTGCCGGATGGGACCTACTTCGTGGCCATATCGTGGACGAATGCGGCGGGCGAAGATGGCGCGGCATCGGAACCGTCGGCGGTGACGACCGCCAGCAGCACGTTTCTGGTTGAAGGCGGAAGCCCGCCGAGCCCGGTTACAGGATACAACGTTTACGCGGGGACCAGTCCCAACAGCCTGAACCTGCAGAACGCGGCGCCGGTGCCGGCGGGAGAGTCGTGGATTCAGCCGGGAGTTCTCAGTACGGCGGGACAGCCGGCGGGGACAGGTCAGAAACCCAACTATTTCCGGCCGATACCGCGCGTGATCCAGAGAGGTTGAAATGCCGGGAATCGGAAGCCAAGCGACAACAACGGTGGTTCAACTCCTATCGGCAACAAGCGGAGGAGTGAACGCGAACCTGGCAGATCGGCAGGAGGGGGGACCGGCATCGGACCGGTTACAGATCCGAGCACAGAACGCCGCCGCGGACCTGGCGGAGCAAGGCGAGACGGTCCAGTATCCGACGGTTCAGGTGTACTGCGAAAAGGTAGTGAACAGCCTGACCGAGAAATTCCGGACGTTTTCCGGAACGGTGCAAATGGCGACGGAGATCCGGCATTCACAGGACAGGCTGCAGGGTTTGCAGGAGGGCCTGGAGCAGTATGCCGACGCATTGACGCAGGTTCTGGATGGGAACCGCGGCGACTGGGGCTCCGGCATGTTCTACGCCGGTGGCTATCAGGTGGCATACGGAGCCGCGAAGCACGGCGGAAAGAACTATATCCAAGTGGCAAAAGTCACTTTCGAGATTGGAGTGAGCATCAGCTAATATGGCCTACATTTCTTCAAACGCGAACCGCTTCTACACGGCGCTGGAGAGCGCGTACGGGAGTGTCGCGACAATCACGGCGAGCAACCGGATCCCGGCAGTGAAACTGACGGTACGGAACCAGCTCGAGATGACCAACCGGAAAGACAAGACAGGGAGCCGAACGTTTCCAGGCCTGCCGGCGGGCGGCCGGCGGAGTACAAGTTTCCAGTTGCAGACGTACCTGACGAGCTGGCAGAAAGCGACCGCCGGATCGCCTTCGTACGGCCCACTGTTCCAAGCGGCGCTGGGTGCGGCGCCACAAAACTTCGCGGGGGGGACCGTGGCATCGGCGACGGCGGCGGGGAGCCTGGCATTCTCCGCGCCGCATGGACTGAGCGTGGGCCAGGCAGTGTCGGCAGGCGGAGAGTTGCGATTTGTGGCGGCGATTGTGGATGCGGTCACGGTGCAACTGAACGCGCCGTTCACGGCTCTTCCGGCGACTGGTGCGACGCTGGGGGCATCGGTGACCTACACACCCTCCACTGAGCTGCCGAGCACCAGTATATTCGACTACTGGGATCCAACAACGGCCGTGCAGCGGTTGCTAAGCGGCGTGGCGGTAGACCAGATGGAGATCGTGGTGAACGGCGATTTCCACGAGTTCCACTTCAGCGGCATGGCGCAGGACGTACAAGACAGCAGCAGTTACACCGCGCCGACGGGGCAGGCGGCTGGCACGCAGGGGTTCCCGGCCGAGCCGGCATTGCAGGCGTTCGACTATTCGATTGTGCCGGGCAACCTGGGGCAAGCATGGCTGGGCAACACGCCCACGCAATTCTTCACGATTACCAATGCTGCTCTGATCCTCAAGAATAACCTGGACCTGCGGATGAAAGAGTTTGGAACGAACCTGGCGCAGTGTATCTCTCCAGGACAGCGGACGGTCACGGCCTCGTTCGATCTCTACAGTCAGGACGACGCCGCGACGACGGGCTTATATCAGGCCGCGCGGCAGCAGTCGCCGGTGAGCGTAATGTTCCAGTTGGGCGAGGTGGATGGCCAGACGATGGCCGTGCTTCTCAGCAGTGTGATTCCCGAAGTACCGGAGTTCAACGACGGCAAGAACCGCTTGCAATGGCAGTTCCGGCCATCGAAGGCGCAAGGGTCGGCGAACAACGAAATCACCGTGGCTTTTGGATAACCGAATGACATACGAAAGCATCCGCGAAGTGGAGTCGGAAAGCGTACCCGGAGTCAGCTACGTGGTGGCACGAATGTCCTTCGTGCGTCGTGTGGAACTGATGCGGCGGGTGCGGGAGCTGGCGGGGAGGAAGGAATTCCAGGACGCGGGGGAAGATGCTCGCGGAAAGATGGACGCAGCTCTTCTGCAGGCGGAGATCGACCGGCTGTACGTGGTCTGGGGTCTGCGAGAGGTTCGCGGGCTGACGGTGGACGGCGTGGCGGCGACTCCGGAATCGCTGGGGGAGGCTGGGCCGGAGAACCTTTTCCGGGAGGCGCTGGCCGCAGTGCGGGCGGAAACCGGGTTGAGCGCCGTTGAACGAAAAAACTGATTGTCGCCTTCCACTTCCAGTTCTCAAACCAAGCCGGTTGGAGGTGCGACATCTGCAGGAAATCCGGTCTGGAGAAGAAGCGGCGGTGCGGCTGGCTCGGCGGGGAACGGGAGCCAGCCGGGCGGCCCGTCTGGGCGAGAAACGACGTGGTGCTGTTCGAGTGCCCGAAATCGTATATCACCGCGGAGAGCGAGTGCCTGACGGAAGAGTATCTGGTGCGACGGCGTCTGGGCGGGTTGCAGTTCTCGGAACTGACGGCGCGGCAGGCAGAGGCATTCCTGATTCTGGAGAAGGCATTACTGACGGAGATGAAGAATGGCCAACAAGACAGAAGAGCAGTTGCTCGATAGCTTCGCGGAGGCATCGGGGAAGCAGGCGAGCAGTCAGGACGATATCCAAAGCATCACCGACGCGCTCACGAAGACCTTCCAGGAAACGCCAGCAGACGCGGCATCGACCGCCGCGCAGGGGCAATCGGGCGGCGACCTGTACGGAGAATCGGGGACATCCGTTGGCGTCAGCCAGCCCGCCGGCAGCAGCACGTCGACGGGAAGCAGCACCGGCTCTACCATTGGATCGATCGCTACCACCTTCCTGGAGGGCGGCCTCGGAATTGTTCCGTTGGTCACTGGATTGATGGGGCTGTTTGGTGGGGGTTCGCCGGCGCCGCCGGCTCTGGAGAAGTACGAAATGCCATCGGCGCTCTCGTTTGAGAGCGCCGATACAGGAAGCGGCCTAAGCGCGTCGGATTTCGATCAAATGGGAACGCCAAGACTGGTGAACAGCGCCACGGATTCACCAGACATGACAGGCGGCGGGGGCGCGGCAAGCTCGGGTACGGCTGGACAAGGCGGCGGGACTTCCTCCAGCGGAACGAGCAGTGCGATGCCGCAAATTTCGGTCAGCGTGCAGACGATGGACGCGCAATCGTTTCTTGATAACAGCGATCAAATCGCGCAGGCGGTTCGGGGAGCGATGTTGAATCTCAGCTCGATTAACGACGTAATCAACGACATTTGAAAATGGCCACTTTTCCCAAATTGAAAACCAATGCCGTCGCCCAGTATCCGGCGACACGGGCACTGCGGTATCAGAACCAACTCGTGCGGTTTCTGGACGGAAGCGACCAACGATATCGCGACGCAAGCGGGCCGCTGCACCGGTGGATCATCCGGTTGAATGAACTGGACGAGGGAGAACAGGCGGCGATGGAGGGATTCTTCCTGAGCAACCAGGGGCAGTTCGGGAACTTTGCGTTTTTGGATCCTTGGGACGGCACCTCTTACCCGAGCTGCAGCCTGTCGAGCGATCAGCTGGATCTCACGGCCGTTGGAGAGATGCAAGGGCAGACTAGTTTGACAGTGGTCGAGAATCAGACATAGCTATGTATCCACAATTGCCGACAGGAGCGCTGAGCCAGTTTCCTTTGCGCAAACGGCGTCTCGCGCGAACGGTGGTCAACACCATGGCCGACGGCAGCACCATCAAGCTGCCCGACGTGGCAGCACAGACTACGGAATGGCAACTGCAATACACCGGCCTAAGCGACGCCGAACTGGCGACGCTGCAGCAATTCTTCGCGTCGATGGAAGGCTCGCTGAATGGATTCACTTTTTTGGATCCAAACGGAAACCTGCTGGCGTGGAGTGACGATCCGAGCCAGGTGGAGTGGCAGAAGGGCTCGTTTCTGACGCTTACCGGCGGAGTCGCGGACCCAGTGGGGGGAACTAGCGCGTGGACGGTAGCCAATACAGGAGCGGGCGCACAGAGCCTTGCGCAGACATTGAACGCCCCTTCGGTCTATGTCTACTGCCTGAGCGTGTACGCACAAGCGGCACAACCCACCACGATCACTCTCCAGTTGGCGAGTCTTAGCATCGCGCGCCCCCTGCGTACGGGTTGGAACCGATTTACGATTACGGGCACGGGCGATGCGGAGGCGACCTCGGTCACCTTCGGGATCGAACTGCCGGCAGGAAGTGCGATCACCCTTTACGGACCTCAGGCGGAACCCCAGGAATCGGCATCCGCGTACAAGAGCAGTACGACGGGCGGGGTCTACGAGAACGCGCACTTCCGCGACGACGCCTTCAGTTACACTTCGACCGGCGTGAACCGGAACTCCACAACGGTGAACATCGTGTATGCAAACAATCTCTGAAATCAAGGAACTGGCAGTAACCGATACACCGATCATGGTGTTCGACTGCGTGTTATCGAACGGCGACACGGAGAGTTGGAGTACGCACGCCGTGACAATCGGGACGACCAACTACGCCGCGCGGGTGCTGCAGCATAGCGCGTTCGACATTCAGACCGCGTCCAATCAGGGAGTCGACGGGAGCCCGAAGATCTCGTTGATACTGGCGAATGCCGACTCGCACTTCTCCGAAATCGAGCGCACCACGGGATGGAAGGGCGCCAGTCTCACGATTGGATTTCTGTTCTATGACCTGGTGAACAATGTACCCCTCACCGACACCAGCGTGATCTTCCAGGGGATCTGCAATCCGCCCGATCAGATCAAGGAAGCGACTTTCCGCTTGTCGGCGATCAACCGGATGAACCTGCAGCGGCTGGTCCTGCCGGAGGTACGGATCCAGCGGACGTGCCCGTGGATATTCCCGGCGACGGCCGATCAGCGGACCGAGGCCGTGGATGGCGGAGCGAACGGCCAGTATTCCCTCTACTATCGTTGCGGCTACTCCGCGGACATCTCTGGCGGCGCGGGGAACTTGAACGATACGGCGCCCTTCACGTCGTGCGGGTACACGCCAACGGATTGCCAGGCCAGAGGCATCCCGCAGCGATTTGGCGGCATCGAGTACGTACCGCCGGTGATCGCGGTTCGCGGGTACGGCAAGGACTGGACTACTTCGGCGCTTTCGGTAAGTCAAGCCAGGTACAACGACTACGTACCGATGATTTACGGAACGGCGTGGTATGAGCCGCTGGTGGTGTTCGCCCGAAACGATGGCAATCTCACGCGGATGGAGGTGCTGCTGGGGATCGGGCAGATTCAAGGCGTCCTGACGGTGTTGGTAAACGACGTGCAAATCCCGCTTGGGGTGAACGGCACGAATATGACCGGCACCGGTTGGTATAACTTTCTCACGCCGGGTACGCGCGACGGGGCGTATGATCCGAACTTCACGGATTCCAGCGGGAACCCGGCAGGAGACCCGTACGGGAGCATGGCTTACCTGGCGGTGGTGGCGCCGAACCAACTGAACAACGGCAACTCCCTACCAAGCGTACAGGTGCTGGTCCAGGGGCTGATCGTTCCCACGTATGCAGCGGACGGAACATACATCTGCAACCAATTTTCGAGCAACCCGGCATGGATCTTGTTGGACGTGCTGCGAAGGAGCGGGTGGTCGGAGTCGGAAATCGACCTGACGAGCTTCGCCGCGGCGGGCGCTTACTGTGACGAGCAAATCCAATCGACCGACCTGAACGGTAACGCGATTACCATTCCGCGGTTTCAATGTAATGTCGTGATGCAGAAGCGAAAGAGCGCGGGCGACGTAGTCCGGGGCGTCCGCAATGCAGCTCGTCTATATCTTACGTATGGGCCGGGCGGCGTGCTGCAACTCCAGGTGGAGAATTCGCTGGCGCTTCAGCAGCCGACGCAGGGCACTTACACAAACAGCACTGCGTCGCTCGATGGAGGATGGCCAGCGTACGAGTTTGGGGACGGCAGCAGCGGCGTCACGGGGATTCTGAGGCAACAGAATGGTGAGCCGAGCTTTACTATATCCTCCCGCAGTATCGCCGACACACCGAACTGTTACACAATCGATTTCCAGGATGCGCTGAACAGTTACCAGCAGGACAGCTATACGGTTGTGGATCCGGACGACATCGCGTTAGCCGGACAAACGGTCACGTCGACTCTCACGGCGATCGGGCTCCCTAACTACGACCAGGCAGCCCGGATTCTGCAGTTCACGCTGGATAAGTCAGTTAGCGGAAACACGTACATCCAGTTCGATACCAGCATCAAAGCGTTCGGAATCAGGCCGGGCGACCTGATTACAGTGACTTATCTGAACCAAGGGTTCAACCGCCAACCCTTCCGCGTTCTGAGCATCTCACCAGCGACGAACTATCGCACCTGTACGATTACGGCACAGATTCATGACGACGCGTGGTATGCGGATACCAATGGCCAGCCCACATCGGCGCCAGGTTCGGTACAGCAAGGGAGTACCGGAGTGGGAGTGCCACGGCCGCTGATCGGCAGCCTGATCGATGCGGACGGCAACATGCAGTTCGGGGTCGTGGAAACCGACTCCAACAACAGCGACGGGACCATGGAGACCAGCCTGGCGGTGAGTTTTGTCGCGCCGGCGACCCCGAGCAATGGAACCGGAGCGACACCTCCGGGCGTGCCGCTGCTGGACCTGGCGCCGACCGTTGGCACGGGCGGGACATTGCCGGGCGGCCAGACGCTATACTACGCCGTTTCCGCGCTGGACAGCGCCGGAGATGAAAGCACGCTTTCCTTCATTGTGCAGGCGGCGATTCCGCAAGACGACAACAGCGTCACCCTGACTGGGTTGAGCTTCGCCGCCGGCACCAGCGGGTTCAACGTGTATCGCGGAACAACTCCGGCGAACCTATTGCAATTTGCGTCGAACCAGGCAATTGCGAGCACGTTCACCGATGGTGGTATGAGTTACGAACTGTTGTCGCCGCCCGATGTGAACTTCGACCACGCCAATTTTTACTGGCGGATGGAACTGGTACCGCAGATCGACGTGACGATCCACTCTTCCACCGCGGTCGGCAACGAGACGCTGCAGATGGGCGTGAACATCTATCGAGGTATGACGGCGCGGATCACGAAAGGGACGGGCGCCGGACAGGAAACCACGATCACGGCGAACGATGCTACCAGCGTGACGGTGTCGCCCGCATGGACCGTTGAGCCGGATGCGACCAGTTCGTTCACAGTCGCGGAAGCTGGTTGGCATTTTGCGGCTCTGACCAAGAGCAGTCCGGTGCAATTCGTGGTTCCGAATCTGGCGGGCGAGGTGGTACAGATTACAGGACGCGCGGCCAATGTGAACAACGTGGAGTGCTCGCCGCAGCTTTCGTTGGTGACACGCTGGCAGATCGGCGGGTCGGGGACTTCGGATGCGGACGTTCCGGCAGTTCCATTCTTCGGATTGAGCCCAGGCCAGAACGAAGGGACGGTTATGCTCAGCGGCGTGTCGTTCGCGGACCTCACGAATACGCAGACGGTGTCCTCGGCTACGCTCACGATGTATTACTGGGATGAGCTTCAAGGGGCGCCTTCGACGTCGCTGGCCGGCGCTCTGGGGACCTCGGACACCACGCTGACCCTGAACACACCGGGGGCGGGCGTAGCCGGAACCATTCTCCAGATTGAAACGGAGCTTCTACAAGTCTCGGCGGTTGCCGATGGCGGTGTGCAATACACTATCCAACGAGCCGTTCAAGGCAGCCAGGCAGCGACGCACGTGCTCGGGACGCCGGTCTATCACCTGACGGCCATGACGGTAATCGCACCGTTTCCCGATGGCTTCTTCGGCAGTCCGTACTGCGGAAGCTGGAATTACCCGATCCTGTTGCCGGACGCGCGCGTGGCAAGCGGGCAACTATTCGTGACCAACCAGAGAGGCAACAGTCCGACGGCCATGACACTTCTCACACATTCAACCAATGGCGGGTTGCGGACGCTGTCGGGCGGGCAGTACTCGATCCAGGTGGACGGGTTTCTGGCCGTGGATCAATCGGTGGCGCCAGCGCTGGTAGTGGATGCCGCGCGCTCGGTGAGGGATGTGTTCGCCATTCTGGGCACGGCTGCCGACTCTCCAGTGCAACTTCAGTTAAACGTCAACGGCGCTTCGTATTGCCAATTGACATTTGCGACGGGCGCGATGCTATCGGGCACGGTAGACGGCATGATACTCCCGCCGCTGGCGGCAGGCGCGCAACTGACGCTTGCGGTTTTGTCGGTGGGCCAAGTGCTTCCGGGAGCCGATCTCACCGTCCTGATTCGACTCTAATGAGCGAACAACTTACTAAGCTGCGGCCGGATCGGGACTTGCAGTGTTACTTTCTGCAGCCAACGGCGATTGCGGCGCTGAGCCAGACCAGCGAGACCGGGTTCACGGTATCGGGTTGCTGGCGGCAACAGTTCGACTGGGCAGTGATTGAATGGAATCGCGACAACGTATTCGAGCACCCATATTTGCGGAACCTGCCGGACCGAGACCTTAGCGGGATCCAACTGAGCTATCAGGAGACACGAACCAATTGCATCCCGATGGATTCGACTCTCTATCCGACCGTGGACTGGCCCTATCTGAGGGTTTGGGCCGAGTCGGGTGGCACGGAGACGATTTACCGCGTGAACCTGGCAAGCCACGCCACGCCGACCGGAAACTACACGCCGGCCACGGCGCAGATGCAATTGCAGGGTGTGCCGACAGTGGGCGACTACATCGAACTGGCGTGGCTGGACCAACACTTCAACTACCAGATTGCGGGCGGCGACACTCTCGCAGCAGCCGCCTCCGATTTGGCAGCAACTATTACGGCAAACCAGGCTGCTGGTATGGTTACGGCCGTCGCGAGCGGCACGTGGATCACCCTGACGTATCTGGGCCAACCGGGTTCCAATGGCAATCGCATCGGGGTGTACGGCACGGTACACGGAGCAGGAACGCAATCGTGGACGCCAGCCTGGACGATGTTCGGCGGTGGAATTACTCCAGGGACGTGGCAGATCGATCTGAATTTCGGTCAACTTGTAGACATCAACGGAGTCGCCATTCCAACTACCGCCGTCCGAAAGCTGCGCTGGACCTATTCGGCCGATCTACAACCTGGGACTTTCGCCAGAAGCGAATTCTCAGTGGCGATCACGCAGTGGCAGGTGACCGGGACAAATCTGCAATACAGCATCGCCGGACCGGGCAGCAGAAGGATCGAGGACAATTCGCCCGCTGTTTCGTACCAAGGGGCGTGGACAAGCGAGATCGGGAACTATTCCGGCGGATCGATTCAATATACGACGACACCGGGAGCGTCCCTTTCCTGTACGTACTCTATAGGAGTCCCACACTCGTTGTATCTGGGGACGAGGCGCCTTGACGGCGGTGCGCACATTACGGTGCAGGTGGACAGCAGCCCGGCTGTTGCCGTCAACCTGGAACTGGCGGGCGAGGACGTGCTTACCCGAGTTCCTCTAGGGACGCAATCGGGCGAAGTTTCGCACACTGTTACGGTGACGCATGCAGGCACCTCAGGCGACAGCTTGTACTTCGACTTCGTCGAGATCGCGCTTCCCACCACGGTGCTGCCGGCGTTCGCGACCGTTCCGGTGACCAGTCTGGCTACCGACTGGGACACCAATAACTCGCTCGCACTCGCGCCGGAACGGACAGCATGGCTGATTCAGACTCTTGGTTTTCCCGGCAGAGTGAATCACTATGCCGGCGCGCTATGGTTCTACGAACTATGTCTATCGGGTCAGCAGTACGCATGGGCGACGATCACGTTCACGGGCTCGCCGGCATTCGGCTCGACGACGGAGTTGGATCTCGGCCCGACACCCATTCAGCACGCCAATCTCATCGGCGATACTGCTGAATCGATCGCCGTATGTCTAGCCCTGCTGGTCAATGCGGGGTCGACCGGTGTGTGGGCAAGCGCGGATGGCGCTACGTTGACCATCACATCCCGGCAGATTGGGGTCGAGGGAAACGGCCTCAGCATCTCCGTGCAGACGAACAGCCAGGCGTTCACCGGTCAAGCAAGTGGTCCGGCGCTCTCGGGAGGCGTCGACGGCACATGGATCACCGATCTGACGGCGACCCCGCGGATCAATCGCGCAGCCCGCGACTGGAGTTTGAGTTTCTTCTCCGCGCTGAATGGGTACGGGATGGAGGTCACGACATCGTTCAGCACGGAGTTGGGAAACGGCGACGACTCGACGGCGGCCGGTATCGCGCAGATGTATCCCGACGGCGATCCGGTATGGGTGAACACGCCGGCGCTTCAGACCAATTTCGGACCACAGAGCACAGCGTTCTGGCAGCAGGTGTACGCGGACATGGCCGCGATCATGGCGAGCGCCGGCGTGACGCCGTACCTACAGTTTGGCGAGGTCCAGTGGTGGTATTTCGCAGACCCCTCGGGGATGCCGTTCTACGATACCTACACCACCACGTCGTTCCAGCAAACATATGGACGCGCGATGGCAGTGATCCCAAGTGAAACCGCGGACCCCGCCGGCTTCACGGACGAATGTACGTACCTGCCGCAACTGATCGGTACGTTCACGAATACGATCATGGCGTTTGTGAGGCAATCGTACCCTTCCGCGCAGTTCGAAGTGCTATATCCAGTGGACGTAAACGATACGGCACTGAATCAGATGGTGAACTTTCCGCGGTCTGCCTGGACCCAGGCGAACCTGGCCTGTCTGAAGACGGAGAACTTCACCTATACTGGCGACCGGAACCTGGACGAAGTGCGGCAGTCGATCGAACTACCAATGCAATACGGATTTCCGCCCACTCAGGCCAGCCATCTGACGGGAATCAGCGACTACACCACGCCGTGGGCCAAAGAACGGCGACTGGCGATTGCAGCGGGAGTCGAATCGGTGGTGTTGTTCGCGCTCGACCAGTTCTGCCTGATCGGTTATCCGCTGCCCTTGGACCCAGGACCCAGGCGGGCGAGGTTTCAGGGCGCATGA